AGATGACATATATGAAAAAATCCCAATTAAAACAAAAAAAAATAAAAAAACTAAAAATGAAGATGACATATATGAAAAAATCCCAATTAAAACAAAAAAAAATAAAAAAACTAAAAATGAAGATGACATATATGAAAAAATCCCAATTAAAACAAAAAAAAATAAAAAAACTAAAAATGAAGATGATATATATGAACAAATTGCAAATAAAAAAAATAAAAATGAAGATGACATATACGAACAAAATGTTAATAAAATAAAAAAAAATAAAAATGAAGACGATGTATATGAACAAATTGCTATTAAAAGAGAAAAGGAAAGATTGAAAAAGAGGAAACAAAGAGAAAAAATATATATTGCTAGTGGAAAAATGCCAAGAGTGAAAATGACCGCCGAAGAAAGATTAAAGAAAAGAAATAATGATCAACAGATAAGACGAATGAAACAAAAACAAAACATGGGTGATGTCGAATACAGAAAAAAAAGAGCGAAAGAAGCAAAAAAATATAGGCAAAATCAAAAAAAATAATATTAATAATAATATTATTATTTTGTTTATAAAAATTTTTAATTTATTTATTATTTATTATTTATTTATTTATTATTTGTTTATTTATAAGTCAATATTTATCCATTTTTATTTGTTGGAAGCCGTTTTTGTCCCTAATTTGAATATGCCAAACCACCCATTCCGGACATGATGCGGAGCACGTTATATGAAAAGTCATATATATACAAATCAGTATTATTATTAAAGAATTGAAGACCTGGAACAGTCAAAGAACCAATAGTCATATCACGTAAAGTGACTTCAAGTTGTGTTGTATCAATACGAGAAAGATTTGCGCTTCCCGATGGTTGATGTTGTTCGGGATGAAGTGCGAATGAATATACATTAATACCATCCGCTGGTGTGTCAGTGTGGTGTTGATATGGTTGTACATAATTGAAATAACTTCCTTCTCGCTCATCGAATCTATCATGACCATTCAATCTAATAATTGCTTTCTCAACTGGATTTACAGTTCCATCAATAAGAAGACCATAATTATTAAATTGGTTTACATAAACATCATCAAGAGCCGATGTACGTAAATCAGTAAAGTTTGATAATGGAATACTAAGATCACGAATAGTTAAAGTATGACTTGTAACGGCAATTCCTTGGATTGCTATTGCTCCTGCTCCATTGAGTCCAATTGTCAATGTGACTTCTTCTATTTTATCGCCAAGATTATATGTGCTATTAACATCCTTAAGAACATTTTGAATCATTTTTGCCATGCTATTCGCTCCACCTCCAGGATTGACAAGTTCATCACTTCCAACACCGCCATATGTGACTCCATCATTAAGTAACACAATAATATCAGCGGTATGTCCTGACGTTCCTGTAACATATGAACCATCAACAGAAACATTAACTTCACCTGCAACAACACCAGCTGCTGCAATTTTGAACATACCTGTCGCCAAATTTAATGCTGCATTATCAATAGTATTTGTCCAATCATTTTCATGTGTATAGGCTAAGAATTTTTGTCCTGTAACATAATTTCCACCCTTGACTGCCCAAATAAGTTCTTTTGATGGATGATTGAATTGTAATTTTGTTTTACTAATAGTAGAATTTCCTGTCGTTGTTGGAATTGTTTCATTTCCAGTGAATTGTAATTGTTCAATTAAATATTCATGTCCAACCTGTGCAAATCTCCTTCTTTCATCAGAATCTAAATAAATATAATCAACCAATAATGATGCGTTTGTAATTTGTAATCCTTTTGGTTCTGATGGTCCCGCATAAACATATAATCCATCGGCACGTGCGAAATCAATATCAAATCTAACTTCATGATATTGGAGAGCAATAAGTGGAAGTGCCAATCCAGAATTTCTGTTAAACCAGAATTGTAATGGGATATGTAATTGAACTTCATCCTTGAATGTATATCCATCGTCTTTTACTCCCTCCAATTTTGTAACTTCGGGAATATCTCCAATAAGATGTGCATATCCACGTTCTTGACCTATTGCATGTGTTAATTCATACCATATATCTAACCAATGTCCATATTGTCTATCAATTCTTGAACCACCAATTTGAATTTCAATATTGTCAATAATTGCATGTCCTAATCTACGAACCCATGCAAATTTAGTATGTGTATTTGGACTTGTGAAATTATCAGTTGTTACTGCTCCTATGGTTAATCTTAAATATGCTCTAAATGCTAAATCTCCGTTTCTTAAAACTGTTACTGTGCTTCTTCGTGCGAAATCACTTTGTGAATTCATTGTTAATTCAACTGTCTCCATAGCAAAATTTGTATGTCTTCTGTAGACCACTTTGAAGAATGTAATTTGCGGATTGCCTGTTAAATATACGTCCTGGGCGCCGTATGCCACGAGTTGCATTAGTCCTCCACCCATATTTGTTTTGTTATAATATAATTCCAGAAATTTTTGAAATTTATGCGATTTTGATAAAATATTTCAAATAATAAATATAAAATTATGATTTTATAATAATGATTATTAATAAAATTAATAAAATATGTAATATAAAATTTATATAATTTTTAGAAAAATTTAATTTAATATATAAACAATAAAACCAATATTTAAATTATAAATATGTCATCAACATTTAAACATAAACCACCGAAGATTAAATTTTTAAATAAAAATAATACACTTGACGAATTACATAACACACAAATAACTGAATTCAAAAAAAAAAATGAAATTTTACCACAAAAAAGAAAAAGGTTAGAATTATTAGAAAAATCATTAAAAAAAATTAAAAATGGTTCATTAGAAAATTTAGAAAAAAGAAATAATATAAAAGAACAAATTAAATCGATTAAATCCGATATTAATAAAATAGAAACTCATGAAATTGAAATTGATTATTATGAAACACATTTTTCAACATTAAAAAAATATTATGATATTAAAGAAAATGAAAACAAAGAATATGATTTACAAACAAATGATAACAAAAATATCAACAAATTAGAAAAACTTAATTTATTAAATCAACAAAAAAGAAAACCAAAAAAAATAGCAAAAAAACGATTTAAATTAGAAGATAATATAAATGCTGTCACCCGTAAAAGAAAAAATATAATGGAATTTTTAGTAAAAGACGAACAATACAAAAAAAGCAAACATGATGTGGCAGATACAAAAACATTTTTATATGAACAATATTTATTATTAGGAAAAAAAAATTTTCCGACTAAATATAAACAAATTGTAAAACAATGCGAAAAATGTGGCATCGAAAAAACAATAATACAAAATGAAGGAATTTGTGTATGTAAACAATGCGGAGAATATGAACATATTATTATTGATAATAATTTACATAATTATAAAAATTTTGGCAATGAAAAACCTGCATACCCGTATAAAAGGACAAATCATTTAACAGAAAGGTTAAATCAATTTCAAGCAAAAGAATCAACTGAAATTCCAAAAGAAATTTATATTAATATTTTAAAAGAATTAAAAAAAAATAAAATAAAATCTATAAAATCTTTAACATTTTTAAAACTTAAAGTAATTTTAAAAAAATTAAAATATAATAAATATTATGAACATATTCCCCATATATTATCAAAAATTAAAAAGGAGCCAGCGCCTATATTAAGTCGTGCACATGAAGAAAAAATAAAATTAATGTTTCGTCAAATTCAAATTCCATTTAAATTATATTGTCCAAAAAATAGAACAAATTTTTTAAATTATGATTACACATTACATAAATTTTTTGAATTGTTGGGATTACATCAATTTTTACAATATTTTCCATTACTTAAAAGTCGCGAAAAATTACGTCAACAGGATATTATTTGGGAAAAAATATGTAATTATATGGGATGGAAATATTATGCAAGTATATAATAAAATTATTTACTCCAAAACCAACCTCGTATTTTCTCCAATTTTTCTATTTTATCTTTTGATAATTTATTTTGTTTTTTATTTTTTCTTTGTGCAACACAAAAATTACCTAATGTTTTTTCAATTTGGTCTTTTGTTTTGTTTGTCGGTATCTTGTGAAATTTATTCACCCATATTATCAAATCATTATAACGTTCACCAAATGATTTTATTGTTTTAATATTTTCTTGTGTCCCCCAATTCCACAATGGTAATTTTTCAATTTGTTTAATTAAATCATTTGGTATTTTGTTTATTTTTTTTCTATGACGCATATTTAACATCCATGCTCCTAATTTTTTTTCATTAATATCCTTATTTCTTTTATTTGGCAAACGTTTATTTTTATCAACAAATTCTTTAAATTTTTTACAATTATCTGACAAATTTGGCTGATCCCAAATCCACTTCTTTATTAATTCTAATTTAGTTATTTTATTTTTTTCAAGTTCATTCCTATTTTTAAGTTGCCTTTGTCTTGAACACCATTTTCCTAATTTATTTATTTCCTGTTTTTTATCATATTGTGAAGGGAGTTTTTTATTTTTATCAATATATTTTTTAACTTCTTTTAATGTATTATCCCATGTTTCTTCATTTGTCATAAAATATTTCTTATATTCTTCTACAAATTTTTTCCATTTATTTCTCATTTCTTTATTTTTCATAATATCTTTTTTATTTTTATAATTTGTTTGTTGAGTAGAAATCCATAAACCTAATGTTTTTATTTCTTGATTTTTATCATGTGTTGATGGGCGTTTATTATGTTTACCTATATAATTTTTAACTTCATTTAATATATTCATCCATGCTTCTTCATTTGATATAAAATATTTCTTATATTTTTCAATAAAAATTTTCCATTTTTTTCTCGTTTCCTTATTTTTCATAATATCCTTTTTTTTTTTATAATTTGTTTGTTGATTATTTACCCAACAACCTAATTTTTTTATATTTTGTTTTTTATTCATACGGGAAGGACGTTTATTATTATAATCAATATATTTTTTAACTTCATTTAATCTTTTTTCCCATATTACTAATCCCCACCTATCACATATTATTGTTTCAAAATTATTCTCAAATTTACTAAAATCTATTTCTATATTACTATATTTTTCTATATCTTTTATGTCAATATTAAATTTTCTATTAGTTCCATTTATTTTTTTTCCATCTCTAATAATAAATTCATCAGTTATTCTATCGTCCGTTGTTCCTATTG